TTTACGAGTTTAGCAGGCAAGAGACTAGCACCAGCAAGGTGCTTTTTTAGTTGTCTTCTATACTAATGCATCTATTTGATTTCCACAATAAATTAAAAGACTCCCATCAAGGAAATCTTTTTAATGTATATTCAATAGCGCTAAAATTAACGATATTGAGAATAATAACATACATGCCAACATTACTATTAAATAATACCTATGTTTAGCAAATTGATGTATTAAATTCCAGCAAGGTTTTTCACAGTCGCATTCATATTGAAAAAATGGTTTATCAACAATTATTGAAACCCAGTACAAAAGCGAGTATAGTACTGTAATTAAAAAACCAAACAAACTAGAAGAAATTAATAACGTCTTCGTTAGAGAGACCGTACTATAACTAACACTCTGAATAATATCAGAAAGAGCACTAAAACCACCAAACATAACAAATACAAAAGAAGAGAATACACCTAGTATAGTAATAAAGTCTGTATATATAGATGATTGTTTGGCACGAAGAACCTTGAATTTTTTTTCATATTTTGATATCTCGGAATCTGCTTTTTGCAGATCATCCTGCAATTCTATTAATTTTGTTTTTGTTTCTTCTAACTCAGAATTAGCACTTTGAAGTTTACTCTGTAGGCTATTTACAATAGTTTGAGTCTCTAAGTACAAACCATCGTATTGAATGTGAGCTAAACGAGCATGCTCGATTGCTTTTCCTAAACAAACAATAGCAGACTCTCTGTCCTGATCATCTTGTGGTAATTCTTTCTCATTTAAATTTAAAGCGTAGTCTTTAAATTGTTTTAAAATTTTGTGGTACTCTAGTTTGACAGCTACTAAAAAATCTCCCAACTTATCGGAAACATCTTCTCTATCTTTGTCAACTTCCAATACCGCTTTGGTTATTTCAGCGTAATCAACTCTTAAAAGATTAACTCTTATAGCAATAGAAATCAACTTTTCTAAGTCATCTCTTATTTCTTTAGTCCCATATACGTCACGTTTGAACCAAGGTGAAATCGTTTTAACTGATATTTTTTTTTCAATCTCGCTTATATCTTTATTATCTGTTGTCTTGACTCCCTTAAATTCAGGAGCCTTCTTTAAAAAATTTGAAAATGTGTCAACAAAAGATTGTTGATCACCTTTTAAATTTTTTTCAATCCCAAGGAAGCTTTTCTCTAGTGATATCATCTTTAAATATCCTCAAATTGATATTGAACGTTACTTGTATAGTCGCATATTTTATCACTATTATCATGCCAAAATGGAAGACGGTGACTAATGTCAACTAACGTAAATACATCGGTATTTAACAACTCGACAATGATGTTATTTAATGGTGTCAGACAATCAAGTTGCTTAAAGTGACCGATAATAATTTCCGATGAAAATTTTCTAAAGCGTAGATATTGTTCACGAATAACAGGACCATATTGCCAAACCTCAAAAGGTTGATCATACATCTCCCTTAACATTGATTCTTCAATAATCTCGTCTTCCTTTGCTAATTTAAAGGTAAAATACATGACCTTTTGTAACTGAAGATTCGTAATCGGCAACCCATTTTGTTTAGCAACGGCAATAATATGATCTGCAAATTTTTCCATGTTCAGCATAATTACCTCCTCTCTACTAGTATATCATATCTGTCAAGTACTACATTTAGCGAATCAAATACACTTTAGATACAACATATTGTAAATATCAAAACACTTATCAGAAACTTTTTTTATTCGCCCTCGCCTAGTTCCTTTATTATATCCGATACTTTTTCTAAACTCAATGTTTCGTGTGGCTCAACTCGTTCACCGTCTAAAACGTAGTCATGGATCTTACCATTCTTTCGGACAATCTGGACAGTATCACCTTTAATAAAACCATTGTCCATAGCCTCTTTAAATTCATCATAGGTTAGCATTATATTATTCTCCTTTCCTATACTATTCGTAATTGATACAGAAAAATACGTATCTTTTTTAGTAATTCTATTATAGCGAAAATCTTAGCATAAATTGGTATAGACACCCTATTAAAAACTGGAAAAAGTTGCGCGTGATGTAAGACAACACCTTGTCGTGGCTCTCCAGACGGCAATATAGGGGCGGGGGTGCAATTTAAAAATAGCCCGAGTGTTATCGGACTATTCTTTGTCTAGGGCGTGCTATGGACGTTATAGGGGTATTTTATATCAACATTTCTCAACATTCTTATACCACGCGCCACTATATACTTTTATATTCTAATATTTTCTAACATTTATGGTTTCCATTCCCATATTTTCCAATAATATAGTAGTGTTTTATACCAACATTTTCCTACATTTAGGGCATTTTATATCAACTTTTTTCAACTTTTTAAAAGCGCTCAGATAACCCAAGCGCTTCATTTCTGTTCAATCTTCGGCTAGTATCCCACTGACTGCCATATCTCGGATAAACTGGCTTTCTATCTCTGCTGGTAGCTCTAACAAATCTAGTAACTCACCTAGTGCCTGTTTGTCTGTGCTGGCAATCATTTTCTTTAAGGTGTTTTCGTATTGCTGTTCTAGATAGTCGCAAAATGCCAATCTTTGGGCTTGTGTCGGTGTTGCACTCAAAGCCATATAACAAGCTTCAGTTATCTGTGAGAATAGTTTAGCACGCGCTTCTGGGTGCTTATACAGTTCATAAATGTTCAGACTGGTATCCTCTGCTTGTAACTTTTTAGCTATTTCCATTAGTTTAGGAATATTGCTAGGGTAAATAGGTGTATCATCAGCCATATAATTTAAGTGGTGCTGTTCAAGTTCCAGTCTGTCTTTTTCCGCTTGTTCTAGGTAGTGGTTTCCAGTCATTTTTAGTCTCTCTTTCTTGTTTTAAGATAAATTATGTAAACTTTTGCGATTTGTTCCCTTGTTGTTCCCTTTTGTTACATTGTTGGTAACATATACGAGACCATTAGTAGCAAGGGTTTGAGGGGTGTTGTTCCCTTGTTACCTTCTTTTTTCTATTCTCTTATATATATATAACTATCATCATATATCTATCTATATTATAAACCTTATAAAGAAGGTAACAAAGTAACAGAATAGGTCTAACCCCTTATGCATCAAGGGTTTAAGGGTGTTACATTGTTGTGAAAACTATGTAACAACAAGGGAACAAGGTAACATTATTCCTCTTTTACGATTGAGTGTTGTGCTTTATTTAGTTTTTTTGCATCAAATCCATTAGGGTCTAAAGTTTTGATATCACCCGCTTTCACCCTTGCCCTTTTAACAAAATAGCTGTGTGGTGTTAAGTTTCGTAGGTTTCTAGCGATTTCTTTCCCTGCACCGTATAAATTCGGCTTTTGTATTCCCATATCTTCGGCATACTCTCTTAGGCGTTTCGTGGCTAGAAAGACTGGTACAATTTCTAATTCATGCCAGCCGTTAGGGATGTATTCACTTTTTAGAAAATCAAGTAAATAATCATTATCTTCTTGATACTGCTCTAATAAGTCTTTGACCGCCTTGGGCTCAATAAAATGAGTGAATGGCTCTTGGTTGACGGCTTTATATAAAACGTATTCTAAAACGTCTTTATCTGCTAGGAACTCGTTCTTAATCCAAGGCTTCTCGGTTTGACCGTTAAAGTCTGCATTAAAAGGGACAATCATAATGCGACGATACCAACCGTTAGTTTTGTTACCACCATTAGGGATATAGTTCCCCGAAAAGATGTTAAACAGCTTAAAGGTTGCCTCAAAAGCTGTCTTTCCTTTTGGGTTAACCAGTACGGTGTCACCGCTGGTAATACTCATTAGGTCAGACGGATTTTTCAAGTATTCATTAGGTGCTTCATCTCCAATGTTACACACTTTACCCACAAGCGTTTCTAAGTTGTGTTTGTCACTAAATTGTGCAGGTTTCAAAGCTGATACATTACTCTCGCCGATTAGATTGATAAGCAAGCGCTGAAATGTTCCTTTACCATTGTTACCGTCACCATATAAAATAGCGAACTTGTTACGAGTATAGTTTGGGTTGATAGCCTCTAGGATAATTTGCCAAAAGAGGGTTATCAACTCACTATCACCACAAGCGATAGAACTTAACCAATCATCAAACGTCTTGCCCTCTCTATCCTTAGGGGTAGAAATAGGGGGGACGTAGGCAGTTTTTATCTTACTTGTAATGATATAGCTGGGACTAAACGGAAGTAACTGCTTGCTTTTTAAGTCTACGATGCCATTCTGGACTGGGATAAGATAGGCGTTTTCTAAAGGCTTTTTAATATCAGTCATGGTTCGCACCATTGTCTGGATTTGTCCCCAGTCCTTTGGCTTAATTCGTGAGTCAAAAGCTTTACAGAAACCGTTGAATATGTCCCTACTTGATGTATAAATGCCGTTATCAAGATCATAGATATAGAGTAAACTATTATCTGAAGTGTTCCCTTTTGTTATAAAAGTAAAGGTCACAAGTTTACTCAATTCGTTAGCTACGGTAAAGATACTAGGAAGTGGGATGACTGTTTTCTCATTCTTTTTTCCCTCGTTAACTAAGTATTCATTTTCTGAGCGCCATAGCTCGCCAGCTTGATAAATACGGTCTAGTAACTCTTTCATAGACTTAGGTGGCTCAATAGCCTTGCTTTCGTTAAGTTGTTCTTGCAATTCCTCAATATTAATTTCCATTGACACCTCTCTTTCTAATTTCTGACTTAACAATACTTTCAAAAGTCCGTTCCAGTTCTTGCTCTGGTAAAGGGTTATCTGTAACGCTATTAGCTATGGTTGTTAGCTCATAGGCAGTGGCTACGTCAGCATCAACCCACTTTGAAAGCAATAGACCTACAAACCTAGTTACCGCAACATTACGCCCGCCCTCGTCACCAAAGCCATGTAATAGGGTATCAATCACGCGCATGGTGATTGTTTTATTACCGCTTGTGCGTGGTGTGTGATAGTGTGGTTTCTGATTAGCCATAACTGTATTTGCTACGGGATAATCACGCCCACTATTTACTATCTTTTCATAGTCAGCAGGGTCTCCAGTGGTTACTGGTAAACCTTGTAACTGCGACCATGTTAGGCTTGTACTGTCGAATGGTAGCCCGATTTTACTTGCTATCTCTTGGACAGTCTGCCTATAAGTTCTCTCATTCATTGCGTCGCTAGGCTTTACCACAAGCCTATAACGTGGCTTGTTAGCCGTGTGCTTAATAGTTGGGTAAATAATATATGAATAGCCATGTAAGGCGTTATCGACAACGCTAGGAAAGTCTATGTTAGCCTCTAGCTCGTCATAGTCCAAGAAAATCAAGTTACGGTAAACCAAGCTAGCGTTATTGCGTTTGTAGTTGCCATTCTCGTCTCGTTTCACCTTGCCAGTAATGCAGTAGGGGGCTGAACTTCGCTTAAAATCGTCTATATTTGCACCTTGTGGCACTCTCCTAGGTCTAAAATTTGCAATAAACTCAAAAGCTGGTTTATTTAAAAAATGCAAATCATTCCCAAACCCTTTGCTTTCATAAATAGGCATATTTAGCCCCCTCTTTCTAGTTATACACGCCTAGAAAAGCTAGAATATCACTGACACGATAATAGACTTTGCGAGTGTCTTCCACTGGTGGCTGATAGCGTTTAAGCCCAGCCTCTTCCCAACGTCTTAGAGTGTTATATTTAAGTCCTAGCTCGTCCATTGCTTGCTGGGCAGTGATCAGCCCTAACTGGTGTTTATCGAGCTTAGAATAGCCCTCTAGGGCTTTATCTAATACTGATATAACCCCTTGGGCAAGCTCTTTTTGGTATTCTTCACTTAGAACTTGCATATTAGCCCCTTTCTAGTGTTTTCTCGTATGCAGTCACGTCTTCAATAGACATTAGAACGTCGAGCCTTTTCTGCTCGTTCTTGACTTGGTTTTTTAGAGATACAAGCCCCTCTAATAGTTCCTCTTTGGTTTCTGCGATATAGTAACCGCTACGAATACCAACCCTAACACCAATGATAGGAACACCATAGCGAATAACTAGGTCACTGATTGCACTAGATACTAGACGGGAGTTGTAACCCGTGATAGTGGCTATCTCTCCGCCAGTCGTAGCGTTAGCACGTCCTTTCTTAAGGGTTGCTAAAACTGTCATTTCTGCCTCTTGTAGTCTATTTCTTTTCATTCATACCTCTTTCGTGTGTTCCTTGACTGCTTACCATAATTTGCCCATTCATCCACATATCAGTGACGATCATTAAAAACTCAAGCACACTTTCTAACTCCCTGTGCTCTTCTGGTGGGTAACAATCAAATTTATTTTCTAGGGAAAAATCTAGCATAGTTTGGAAAGCCTCATCTAACCACTGACCAAAGTGTTCAGCTCGTAATTTTGCAAAGTCAATGTTTTTGTTCGTTGTCATTGTCTGCCTCTTTCTAGTTGTATTGTTTTCTCTGCTATACAAGCTAGTTTCTCTATAGATTGTTGTTGTGTTTTAATGATATCCAGTAGTTGCTTGATTATCTCGACAATTTCCGGAACAACGTCCGTATCCGTATCTTCCATATCCGTAATTGTAACTAGAGTTGTGCTTAGTGTTTCTAGCTCTTTATTCCGTCCAAAAAGGTCAATAATTTCAGTCATAACACGCGCCTTTCTAGTTGTTATAATTGCCTTGAGATTGAATATACGCCCCGTAGCGTGTGCCTACGTTGCGCGTGGTGTTGTCTGTCACGGTATCACCATTAG